CGGATCTGCTGGCGTTTCATCTGAAATCGCCCGCGCTGATCACGTCCACCCAGCTGTGGATCTGTCTGATCAGGCGCAGATCAATGGCATTCTGCCGATGGACCAGGGCGGCACTGCTCGGTCTTTGGTGCCGAATGCTGGAGCGGTTGTCTGGTCTGGGGCTGACGGGCTTTACATCAGCGCGGCTGGCACGGCTGGTCAGGTGTTGGTTTCTGGCGGCACTGGGGCGCCCACTTGGGGGACAGCTTTAGTTGTTAGTGATCAGCCTGCAAATGTAGTTTTTGCTGGGCCTGCTGCTGGGCCAGATGCTGCTGCTACATTCCGTGCTTTAGTTACCGCAGATCTGCCATCCTCTGGCGTTTCTGCCGCCACATACGGCTCCCAAGCGGTTGTGCCGGTCATTTCCGTCAACGCCAAGGGGCAGATCACCTCGGCAACCAATTCGACTATCAATGCGGTCACGCTGACGACTGGCACCATTTCCACGGCGCCGACGAATGGCACCGACATCGTCAACAAGAATTACGCCGACTCAATCGCCACGGGCATCAACTTCCACCAAGCCTGCCGATTGGCGACGACCACGGCGTTAGCGGCCTACACCTATGATAATGGATCTAGCGGTGTTGGTGCCACGATCACGGCAAATGCCAATGGCGCGCTGTCAATCGACTCGGTTCTGACGGTGGCTGGCAATCGTGTTCTGGTGAAGAATGAAACCAGCACGAATGAGCCCTACAACGGTGTTTATACGGTCACTCAGGTTGGTTCTGCCGGCACGCCATTCATTCTAACCCGCGCGACTGACTTTGATACGGCTGGCAGCGGCGTTGACCAGATTGACGCTGGCGACTTCTTTCTGATCACGGCCGGCACTGTAAACGCGAATACCTCTTGGGTGCAGCAGACCCCGTTGCCAATTACGGTTGGCACCACGGCTATTGTATTCTCGCAGTTTGGTGCTGCTGGTACGACCTACACGGCCGGCACCGGCCTTACCTTGGCTGGTACGGTATTCAGCATCACCAACACGGCGGTGGCTGCTGCTTCTTATGGGTCTGCGTCTGCTGTCGGCACGTTTACGGTCAATGCCCAGGGGCAGTTGACTGCTGCGGCTGACGTTTCCATCGCGATTGCCGGCAGCCAGATTACCTCTGGCACGATTGATAGCGGGCGGATTTCCGGCTCCTACACGGGTATTACCGGTGTTGGTACGCTGACTGCCGGAACATGGAATGCAACAGCCATTGGCGCCGCTTACGGCGGCACGGGGCTGACCTCATACACGATTGGCGACATTATCTACGCCAGCGGCACCACCACTCTGGCGGCTCTTCCTGACGTTGCTACGGGTAACGTGCTGCTGTCTGGTGGCGTTGGCGTTGCGCCCGCTTGGGGCAAGGTTGATCTTACTGCGGCCGTGTCTGGTACGCTGCCTGTAGCCAATGGCGGCACAAATGCCACGGCAACGCCAACTGCTGGAGCGGTGGCCTATGGCACCGGATCCGCCTACGCTTTCACCTCTGTTGGTAGTTCAAATGAGGTGCTGCTTTCTGGCGGTGCTGGCAGCCCGACATGGTCAGCGCAATCAGCTTTGTCTGTCGGCACGGCAACCAATCTTGCCGGTGGCATTGCCAGCCAGATCCCGTATCAAACGGGGGCGGGGGCTACTTCGTTTATTGCGAATGGAACAGCCGGTCAGGTATTATTGTCTGCCGGCACGTCTGCCCCAGCCTGGGGTGGCATTGATGGGGGTACTTTCTAATGGCTCAGACAGGCTACACGCCTATTCAGCTGTATCGCACCACGACAGCGGCTGCTGTGCCGTCTGCGGCTAATCTCAGCCCTGGTGAGCTTGCGATCAACATTGCCAACACTGACATGGCGCTTTATGCGGAGAATGCATCTGGCACGGTCACGCGGCTTATGAACAATCCTGCCGGGCTGAAATATCCGACAGCAGATGGCACGAATGGTCAGGTTGTGACGACTAACGGCGCTGGTGTTCTGACTTTCACAACGCCTGCTGCTGGCGTCAGTAAGGGCCAGAGCATCGCTTTTGCAATGATCTTTGGCTTGTAAGGAGCAAGACGGTGGCAAACCCGAATATTGTCAATGTTGCTGCCATTTACGGCAACAACTCTAGCGTTTCTCTCACCACGACCAGCGCGACGTCTATCGTCAGCAATGCGGCTTCTAGCGGCAAGGTCTACAAGATCAATATGATCATGGTGGCGAATGTTGACGGCACGAATGCCGCTGACATCACCATCAACAAGTACAGCGCGGCGGCTTTGGGTGGCACTGCCTTCCCGATTGCCTCCACGATTTCTGTGCCTGCAGATGCCACGCTGATCATCTTGGACAAGACGACGGCGCTGTATCTGCTGGAGAATGAGTCAATTGGCGCTACGGCTGGCACTGCAAGCGATCTTGTGGTGACTTGCTCGTGGGAGGAGATAAATGCGTAGGTTTTTGTAATTTAACTGTTGAGGGTTTGATATGCCGCTGCGCCCGCCTGCTGGGTTTATCTCAGCCAATTATGATCCGTTGAGAAACCCTGACGCTCCTACGGGGGTTACGGCTGCGGCTGGCAATACTCAAGCTACAGTGTCGTTTACGGCGCCCGCGAATGTCGGCGGATCGGCTATCAGCGCGTATTACGCGGTTTCCAACCCAAGCCAGATTACGGCTTCTGGTGCTTCATCGCCGGTTACGGTGACGGGTCTTACAAATGGCACGGCGTACACGTTTCAAGTTTGGGCGTTGAATACTTTTGGGCCGGGTGCGTTTAGCGCGGCTAGCGATAGTGTGACGCCTGCGGTGCCACCAAGAGTTGTTTTTGGTGGGGGGCAAAATAATGTCATTCAGTATGTTGCGTTAGCATCAACGGGGAATACTTCAGATTTTGGCGACTTATCTAATGCGGCTGGTGACACTCAATTTGAACAAATGGGCGCATGCGCTAGTACAACTCGCG